AAACAAAACAGAAAATGAACGATAATACAATCATTAGAATTAAAGTACCAGCACGTTTATACGAGAGTGTAAAAGCTAGGTTAATGATCAAAGAAAACTATGAAGCTCCAGTAGAAGAAACTGAAACTTTAGAAGAATCTCCAATAGTAGACGTAATAGCTGCATTATCAGGAGTATTAGGACTAGGTCTAACAGGCGTAGCAATATCTAAAGCTCAAGATCTTTTGAAAAAGAAGAACCCTGAATTGTTCGATAAATTACAGAGTGCAGGCGCTTCTATGAAAAATCAAGGCGCAGGTTTAAACGAAGCTAAAAAAGTAGACGCTAAAAAAGTTGCTGAAGACAAGAAAAAAGCTGACGAGAAGAAAAAGAAAGAAGCGGAAGCTAAGAAGGTTGCTGACAAAAAAGCTGCTGACAAGAAAAAAGCAGACGAGAAGAAAAAATAAGTAAAGTAATATTTATACTAAATACAACAAAAAATGCCAGTATTAGACCCAAACGAGATTATGTTTACGTCGTTCGAACCCACAGTTTCTAACAGGTTCGTAATGTACATAGACGGCATTCCTTCATATATGATCAAAAAAGCTGACGCTCCTGGCGTTACTTTGAACGAGATCAAAATCGACCATATCAACGTTTACCGTAAGTTAAAAGGTAAAGCTGAGTGGAGAGACATGAGTTTGTCATTATATAACCCAATCAGTCCATCAGGCCAACAAGCCGTAATGGAGTGGGTGAGATTACACCACGAATCAGTTACAGGTAGAGACGGTTATTCTGACTTTTACAAGAAGGACTTGAACTTATCTATCATTGGACCAGTTGGTGACGTCGTATCAGAGTGGATCATCAAAGGCGCTTTCATCAAAGAAGCAACTTTCGGTACCTACGATTGGTCGACTACAGATCCTACAGAGTTAACAATTTCAATAGGAATGGACTACTGTATCTTGAACTACTAATCCTAGAAAAACATACAATATTAGAAAGGCCGCACTCACTGCGGTCTTTTTTTGTTCCAGTAAATTTGAATGGGGTATATTTATAAATAAAATATATAGTTTATGGCAGAAAAATTTACGGTTCCCACCGAAATGATCGACCTTCCTTCGAAAGGTCTTGTTTACCCAAAAGAAAATCCGTTGTCCGCAGGAGTAGTCGAAATGAAATACATGACTGCCAAAGAGGAGGACATATTAACCAACGTGAATCTGTTACGTCAGGGCTTAGCCATTGAGAAGATGCTTAAGTCACTTATTAAAAGTCCAATAGCCTACGAGGATCTAACCCTAGGAGACAGGAACGCGCTTCTTATTGCGGCTAGAATTTTGGCTTACGGTAAGGACTACAATCTCTCTTACAAGAATCCAAATACTGGACAAGAAGAGACTATTATTGTTGATTTACAAAAACTAGTCTACAAGAACGTAGATCTATCTTTATTTAACAACGATAACGAAGTCACTTACGAATTGCCTTACACAAAGAATAAGGTTACTTTTAAAATTCTTACTATCGAAGAAGATAAAAAGATTGACGAGGAAGCAAAAGGCGTTAAAAAAGCTTTGGGTCAAGAACCTGGAATTTCTTTGAGATTAAAACATCAGATAACTTCTATCAACGGAGACAGATCAACCAAAACCGTTAGGGACTTTATCGATTCAGGCGCTTTGCTATCAAGAGATTCAAATCCATTAAGACAATTTATGGCCTCAGTTACTCCGGACATTAGCATGAAAACCACTGTTACATTTAACGATGGTACGGAACAAGAAATAGACGTTCCCATGTTACCCGAGTTCTTTTTTCCCGGGAGCGGAATATAGGCACGCGTTTATGACCGAAGTCTTTGAGCTCACCTACCATGGTGGCGGAGGCTTTACCTATTCCGAGGTATGGAACATGGACGTGAATAAAAGAAGATTTAATCTAAAGAAGATCAACGAGCATCTAGAGCGCGTAGAAGAGGTAAGAAACGATAAGAATAAAAAAATTACCGAAAAAACAGATCCCAGTAAGATTAATATACCAGAATTCGCAAATTCTAAGCGAGAGGAGCCGGCCTTTGTTTCCAAAGTAAAATCTAAGTCTTAATATTTATTTGTAGACAACAACTATAAATGGCAACACCCAATCAGCCCAATCCTCCTGGAGGTCCTCAAAATATAGATCCTAAGCAATTCGCTGCAGGTTTAAAAAATCTATTAGATTCTCAAGGAGACTATAACAATCTGTTAAAAGATGCAATTAGAGAATTGGGTCAAATGGATAGGGCCTATAATAAAATTGAGGCGAGACTAGCTACGTTAAACAGCGATTCAATAAATGTAAAACAGGTTAATAGGGATCTTTTAATCCTTAAACAAAAGGAGTATATAGAGAATAAAAAACTAACTGATTTACAAAAATCAGTAGATCCTATAGCAAAACAGGCTTTAAGCATTGCTAAAGAAAAAACTCGTGTTTTAATGGAAGAGGCCGCTATTCTCGGAGTACAAGAAGACTACGAAGAGAATATGCTAAAATACCTCATGGAAAGTGGTAATTTAGAAGCAGCAGCGTTATATGCTCAAGAGAAAAAATTAGAAATATCAGGAAAACAAGTAGAACTTGGAAAATCGGCCTTAAACACAGAAAAATCAGTTTCCAAACAATTAGGTATATCAGGAAACTTGATGAAAGCTTTCGCTGAAAAAATTGGGTTCGGAGAAGAAGCTTATTCTGCTATGAGTTTGAAAGCAAGAAAACTTGTAGAGCAACAAAAGGACATGAATGGTGTTAGTAAAGTATTCTCAAAAGTATTGGGGACATGGCAAGTTGCAGCAGCTGGTGCAGGTTCAGTTTTTAAATCGGCATTCTCAAGCATTTTAGATCCCGCAATGTTTATACCTATAGTCGGTGGAGTTGTTAAAGGATTAAAAGCGGTATTCGATTATATATTAGAAATTCAAGACAAAACTGTTAAGTTCGCTAGAGCCATGAATCTTTCTACTGGAGAAGCTAGAAAGATGAAAATGGAATTTGCGAGTTTAAGCATTAGCGGTGGAGATTTGTTTGTGAATTCTCAAAAAATGGTAGAATCGCAAATGGAAATGGTGGAAGCTTTGGGAGTTACTAATAGACTTACTAACGAACAACTAGCAACTAACATTAAATTAAAAGATATAGCAGGCCTTGATTTAGAAACAAGACAAGCAATCGTTGAATCTTCTACTATTACAGGAAAATCCGCAGAAGGAATTACTAAATCAGTTCTTTCTCAAGTTGCAGCTTTAAAAAATGCAACGGGTATAAGTTTTCAATATCAAAAAATACTTAAAGAAGCCGCTAATCTTGGAGGCTATTTGGGACTTTCTTTTGCAAAATATCCAGAAAAATTAACCAAGTCTTTAGTTACTGTCAAATCAATGGGTCTAGAATTGAAACAACTCGATTCTATGGCCAATTCTTTTTTGGACTACGAATCTTCTATAGCCAGCGAATTTGAAGCTCAACTATTAACTGGTAAAAATATAAACTTATCAAAAGCAAGAGAACTTTTCTTAAATAACGAATTAGCTGATGCGGCTGCAGAAATTACACGTCAAGTTGGTAGCGCTGACGAATTCTTAAAAATGAATCGTATTAGTGCAGAAGGTATGGCTAAAGGTTTTGGAATGTCTAGAGACGAAATGGGTAGCATGCTCAAACAGCAAGAGTTATTGAGTAAATTAGGAGCAAAAGATCTTAAAGACGCTCAAGAAAAAGTACAAGCATTAAGAGCTCAAGGGAAAACCAAAGAAGAGATAATAAGGTTAACAGGAGAAGAGGCCTATCAAAATTTAACAAACGCTTCGTTACAAGAAAAGATCGGAGCTTTCATGGAAAAAATACAACAATCTATATCGGATTTTGTAGAAAGTAGTGGAATCATTGAAAAGATAGAAAGCTTTTTTGATTATCTATCAAAACCAGAGAATATCAAAAAAATAATAGTAACAATAAGAGATACTTTTGCAAGTATAGCAGATGTAATTCTTACAATTACCAATGGAATTATAAACGCAATAGATGCGGTAACTTTGGGATTTGGAATAGACGAAGATTGGGAAAGAAAATTTGAACAATTTTCAGCCGATGCACCCAATAGAATTAGAGCACTAGGCGGCGATTTAGGTGGTGTCAGTGTTTCTGAAAAAGCGGCAAAAGGAACTGTAGCGAATAATGCTACTGCCGCTAATGTAGAACCTCAACGAGCTCTTATAGGCGGAGGATCACAAGGAGAGTCCAGACAAGTAATACAGCTTGTCGTAGATGGTAAAACATTAGCAGAAATAAATAATGAGGCTTCAAGTACTCCTTACGGAAGTACAGATAAAAAAACTGGTATATATAACAAATCATATTAAAAATGCCAATAACCCCTAACAATCTTACAAAGAGTAAGTTTATTCCATTAATAAGTCTAAGAACTAATTTAAAAAATTTAAAGTTCGGATCAGATCAACCAGGCGGTGGCAATTCCAATCAGCCTTTTATAAAGACGCAGATTCCTCAAGATTTTTCTACTTCTAGTGATATTACTATTCCATTGGCGATGCCTAGCAATTTAGTTGGACCAATATTCAGACCAACTTCTACTGGCGGTGTTGATTATCCTATGAGAGGAAGTATGCCAGGAGCAACTGTAATGTTAGGAGGAGAAAGCTATTCCGTATCAAATCATTTGGACTACAAAAGAATCAAAGCATTTCTAGAAAGTAAACCTAGAGGCTCAGCGTTCATACAAAAACAAAGAGGTTTACAGTTATCAAATCCAAAAACAGAAACCGGAAACAGCTTATTCGGTCAGTTCGATAATAAGATACTTCCTGGTTTAATAGAAAATACAAGACTATACAACGACGGTAGAAATACATTAGAGCAGATAAAAAATCAAGGAAACGGAATTCACATAGTTAGAGCAGGAGCAACTCCTTACAATTACTTGGAAAAATACTACTCCGACGTAGTAGGAGCTCAAAACGTTAACAACGAGTACGAAACGAATAGATTGATTATACTTCAGAAATTAAAATTGGTTTCAGAAGATGCAAGATTTAATTTAGGCACAGCCGCACCAGAGCTTCTTAATTTAAACTTGACGAATAGACTTGGAATTTCTTACGATACTAATTTACTATTTCAATACTTAGGAGGACCTGGATCTAGCTACGGCCAAGGCTTAACTTTAATTAGAAGAACTGATAATACCACTAACCTAGCCAATCCGGAAGTAAGATTAGCTTCTATAACAACAATGACTTACGATCAGATCTTGATGAAATCTCAAGTTCAAAAAGGTCAGACTACTTACGTATCTGATTTTAGAACGCAGGTTCAAGACCCCACAAGAGTTAAAGGCGATGCTTGGAATTTTCAAGCTGATAGTTTAGAAACCAAATTTTACATATCTGCAGACATGGTAGTAAATGCCGGTAAGTACGTAGATAAGATGAACAAGGCATTTCCGATTATTATTAAAGGCACCGACGATCCTTTTAGTAAATCAGAAAAAGACATAATTAAGTTTGGTTTTGAATGTATGGATAACGACAACCCTGGAGAATCTGTATTTTTATCGTTTAGAGCATTCTTAAATGGAGGTATAACTGATAATCACGGAGCAGAATTAAACGGTTTTAAATACATGGGTAGAGGCGAAACTTTCTACACATATCAAGGCTTCAATAGATCAATGAATTTTTCATTTAAAATAGCGGTAGGATCGGCAGAAGAACTTGAACCCCTTTACATTAAATTAAATAGATTGGTTTCTCAAGTGTACCCTGATTATTCTACAAACAATTACATGAGAGCTCCTATGGTAAAATTGACAATAGGAGACTATGTTTCAAGAATGCCAGGATTTTTGGAAAGCGTAAACATCACTATAGACGGAACTACATCTTGGGAAATAGACACTAATAAACAATTACCTCACGTATTGGATGTTTCAATAAGCTTTAAACCTATATACGATACATTGCCTAAGAGATCTACAACTAAAAGCGCTACCCCTATAATAGGAAGCAAAAATTTCTACGATAATTTAACAGCAGGCAGCTCTATAGGAACTACTGTATCTCCCGTAAGTTAAAAAATAATTTAAAAAGAATATGAGTAGTAGATATCAAGACATACAAGTTGTAAAGTACAACAGCACAGGAAGCCAATATTACACAAATAATATGTATCCAGATGTGCCTTATTCAGAAACTGACAACTACGTAATTACTACGGTAGGAGATAGACTAGATTTGATGGCATTCGATTTTTACGGAGACGCAGAACTTTGGTGGGTAATCGCATCAGCTAATTCTCTACCTGGAGATTCTTTGGTACCAGTGCCTGGAAGTCAATTAAGAATACCAATCG